CGTGGATGCAGACTTACCCATTCTTTCAGCAATCTCAGCAATGGTATACCCACTGGCGGCCATGGCTTTCATATGAGATATCTGTGTGGAACTTACAGTATTAGTAGTCTTAGGAGTAGCTCGCTGTTTAAGCTCTGTTGAATCGACATACTTAAATATCTCTCGAGCCTTACTGTCGGATACAGCTCCAGCCTGTATAGCTTCCCATTCACGATCGGTAAATGTAATAACTCGATCCTTCTTGTCAGAGCCAACAATAATTCTTGCTTCCTCTATGGCTTGCTGATTTATTTTCTTTAATTCTTTTCTTGCTTCTGGAGTGTTAAGCTTCAGATCAGGATTACTGTTCTTTATAGCATTTACTTTTCCATTAGCAATTAACTGAGCTTTTCTCTCTTTCGGTTTTGTCTTCTCTGCAATATCCAGTTTACGCTGTAATGAATCGACCTCTTTCTTGTAAATATCATGTGCTGTTTTGTCGTATTTCATGTTGCCGGTGGACATTGCCATTTTTCTTGACTTGTTAGCAAGGGCTTTCATTTTATTAGCATAATCGGCATAGGCTAATTCAGTAGTATGTCTGAACTTCGAAACCAGTGTTCTTGCATCGTTGGTCTCTGCCATCTGTGTCGAAGCCTGCATTTTAGGTTTTCCTGTTTTATAAGATACTTCGTTAGTTTCCTTGCTTGGTTTAAATATCCGTTTACCGTTTTCGTCTGTGTAGTCAATCTCTTTATAGGTCTTTTCTCCTGTTCTAGGATCAATATTAGGAGAGCCTTTTCTTTTAGGAACAGACACTTCACCTTTCGCTCGAGATATAATGGTGGCCGCAGACTGAGTGTATTTACCGTTTTCGATTCGTCCTTGATACTTTTCTTTAAGTTCTGCGATTCCATTCTCTTTGTAACTTCGCTGATAATCCAAACCATGTTTTTCGGCGTCAATTACAACCATAGAATGCCTTACAGCTCTGGCTAATTCCGGGTCAGTAGCTCCAACTAGAGTCATGTCTGTAATAAGATTCGATATAATACCCATCTCAGTCTGAGTATTTTTCATTCTCTTAGAAGTCGGAGTTCCTGGATATTCGAGCTTTGGATCGAAATCTTTTAAGCCTTCTAACTGTTTTCTATGTCTAACTTTAACTTTATCATTTACTGGTATTACAGTAACGGTATCGCCATCAAAATCAGCACCAGAAAGCTGGTCAGCAACCTTGGCATTTATTCCGACAGCATCTATTGCGTTTCCTAAAATATCTTTTGCCTTTGGGTTCTTATTGTTTACAACCAACTCGGGTATTTCAAAAGTTCCTCCATGAGGATATCTTATGAGAACCACATGCTCTCCATCCTTATAAGTAGGAGCATAAATCTCGTTAGATTTTAATTCCGGAATCGGAAGAATAACTTTTGTACTTTGCCTTGGAAGTGCTGCCGCTTTTAAATGAATAGCAGCACCATCACAAGTTTCAGCAAAATCGCTAAGCATTTGCCTCTTCAGAGTGGGATTAGTGAGTTTACAAATATCATCAAACTCTGCAACTTTATCAGCATAAGTAAGATTCAGTTGCCTTGTTATCAGATCTTTAGGCTGCTTGGACAAAAATTGAGAAGGTAACTTTTTAGCGTAATTATCCCAGTCACCTTCTTCTCTAACTTTGTTAACAACTCCTAAATGCTTTTCTCCATTCTTGTCTGTATACTCGAGCTGTCCATTTGCCTTTACATACGATCCAAACGGATTGTCCATAGGATTGCCATCTTTGTCTCTTTTAATTGGTTTTAATACCGTGTCATCTTTAGGGCCTAACATAGGCGTGCCCTTTTTTTTATTGGTGTTAAATATCACGTCGACTCCATCTGGCATATCGTCGGAATACACAGCCATGCCTTTCAGATAATGAGTTCCGTCAACCAGAATTCTTACCTGGGCATACGCAGATTCGCCAATTGAAATATCATCTACATTTCTTCTTAATTCAATAACGCCATCTTTCTCAATACCGCCTTCTTCCGCATAACGGATTTTCAATCTACTTGGATCGAGACTCGTTGGGTATTGAAACGTTCTAAATGTAGTTCCGCCGTCAGGAGAATAGTACTCTTCTATTGAATGAATATCATTTGTCTTAGAAGCGTCATAAGCTTGCTTATATGTAGTTCCTGGCGGACACAATACTTCAATGATAGTTTGCTGACCTGGATTTGTAACCTGAGGAACTCCAACACCGTAAACTTCATAACCTTCTGCCTGTAATATCAATTTAGCCTGGTCTAAACGGTTTCGTGAAACATTAAGTTCTTTTTCCGCGCCTTTTCCAACATCGATAATACCTTTTGTGTCGATTTGGTTCTTCAAGAATTTAGCAGTATCTGCAGCTGAGTTCGTCCTCTTCTCTGCGTCTGCATCAAGCAATGATCTTACAGTCGATTCTGCAATTCCCATTTGACGACCTATCTCGCTATTATTAAGGCCATCTGCTTTCAGTGATTTGACTCTGTAAATATCATCTGCTCTTTTTCTTGCTTTGGCCACAGACAGATAAGCTCTATAATCTTTTATAGACATCTCAAAGGAATCAGCTATTTCTTTTTCGCTTAACCCTTCTTTTTTGAGCTGATCACATCTTGTGAGCCAATCTCCGGAATGCTGATAAGGATTATCTCCTGAGCCCCAAGGGTATCGCCCAGAATGTCTCTTAGTACCATAATGAGCTAAAATATCATCTGGAATGCTCATACCAATGTACTCACTCATCGCTTATCTCTCCTTCTGAAGCTTTTTCAATAATTTGTCATTGTGTTTGATTTTCTTCATGATTGCCAAAATATCTTTTGGATCAGGTTTGTCATAAAGTATCTCGTTGTTCTGATAAATTCTCAGTTCCGAGGAAATATCATTTGGCTTTACGTCATACTCCAAACAAAAAAGCGCATTATAGATTCTCAATTGCGCCATATTCGCTGGAATTTTTCCTGACTTATAATCATGAATTCTTAAAATATCATCCCGGAAACTGATCGTGTCCGCAGTTCCGAAACAATTCTCTG